GGAAAAAAGACTTTTAATATTTCCCCGATCGCGCCCACTCCGGCGTCCGGAGATAATAGCCAAACGGTTGCTACGACCGCCTTTGTGACGAATGCGCTAATTCCGCAAGCGCAACAGGTGAATTTCGTCTACGCTGGACCCGCTTCGGGAAGTACGGCGCAAACTCCTACGTTTCGAGCTCTAGTCGCGCAAGATATCCCCGTAATTACGTCTTCAAAAATTAGTGATTTTTCAAGTGCTGCGGATGCCCGCATTGCGTTAGCGGCCGGTGTTACACTTTGCCCGCTTGATTCTAACAAGCTCGTTCCCGCAGCGTATTTGCCCTCTTACGTCGATGACGTTTTAGAGTTTGATAACTTGGCGGCTTTTCCCGCCACGGGCGAAAAGGGCAAGATCTACATTGCGGACGATACGAATTTTGAATATCGCTGGACGGGTTCGCAGTACATGCGAATTGTGGCAAGCCCCGGCTCGACCGACGCTTTAGCGGAAGGTTCGATCAATCTTTATTTTACCACGCAAAGAGTTTTAAACACACTTCTCGCAGGCTTATCTATAACGAGCTCTTCGGTAATTACTGCGGGCGATTCAGTTTTAACGAGTATCGGAAAACTCCAAGGCCAGGTTTCGGCAAGATTAATTGCGGCCAATAATTTAAGCGATCTCGCAAACGCGGTTACCGCAAGAACGAACCTCGGGCTTGGAACAATCGCGGTCCAGAATGCCAATGCGGTCCAGCTCACCGGGGGAACGCTCGACAATTTCGTTTTAGATGGGGGCACGTTTTAAGCGATGGCGGTTAAGTATTTATATAAAAATTCAACGGTTGCGGGCAAAGCTCCGGCCGCCTCCGACTTGACGCAAAGAGAAATCGCGATGAATACCGCGGACTCTCTTCTTTACGCGCTTAACACGTCGGGTGCGGTTGTAAATTTAAACCCTTCGCCTTACCCGGTTTATAACGGAACAACTTTATATAAATCAAATCAGACGATTCGCTTTGCTACGAGCGGAGTTACCGACGCGAACGGCCGTATTGTTTTTATCACGACAAAAGATGGGACCACGACCGGACCGGCAATTTTCTCTAAGATCTTTTCGATCAATACGTGTGGTGTTGCGGGAGGAACAAATAACGTCTCGCAATATCCTTACAGTACGGTCGAGGCGGTCGCGGCAAAATCAATTACGATCCGCTCGCTCATGGGTATTTCCGCGCTCATTACACTCGGTCCCACAATGCAATTTTCCGGAAGCGGCGTAACTCACTACATCGAAGTCGTGGGCGCTCCTTAAGAGTAAAAAACCTAGACCTTTAAAGGGTTATGGTTCGCTTTGATTTTCGATAAGGTCTTTTAAGCAGGGGGAGATAAGAAGAGATGGCGTTTACTTCCGAAATTCGGATGCCCGTTCGCGACACTTTAAAAAGTGTAAAATACGAGGGCATGAAGCTTTTCCGCACGTTCGATTCACAAAATCGACTCGTGACTCAATTTGAAGCCCCCACAAATGCGAAAGACGGTGATGCGTGTCTTCGTACCGATTACGGCTACGACGGAACGTCAAACCGGATCATTAAATTAAAAGAATCGCAGACTACGTGGTCTGCCGTTTGGGATTTGTAAATGAGCTTATTTGACCGCGGTGTCCGCGGAAACGTACAAAGCCCATTTCAAGCCATCGGCGATGCGAGCCAAATTCCGTACTCTAATCCGCGGATGCCTTCCGCGTTTTCCGGAAACGTGCAAGGTGCGGTCGATTACCTGCTCGATGCAATGTACCCAAACTATAAGGGTACGGTCGCAAACTTTGCCGCGTTACCCGCAACCGCTCAAGCAAACGATTTTTATATTGTCTCTGATGATGGTGACGGGAAATCTGCGGGCTACGTTTACTCGGTAATCGAAGGCGTCACCCAATGGATCAAGCGTTACGACGTTGATTATTCGGCGGAAGGAATTTTAGCCGAAGCGATTAACCGTACGCAGTACATGTACGTTTCAAAGTACGGCTTTTCCGATCACGATCAACACGGAAACCCCGTCACGGGAATTTATGCGGGACAGAGAGTTTTCGGTGGGGATCAAAGCGGACAGAATTTAACTTTCACCGCAAACTCGAACGATCTCACGGGCCTTTTACAAAGCGATAATACGTTTGCGCCGACGCAATTTAACGCGCTCGATATCGGTCTTGCGACCGCGAAATGGCGGACCGGTTGGTTTAAAACTTCGATCGTAGTTGATACGACTTCGATTCTGCCCGGACAAATTCAAGATACGACGGGCAATTTTACTTTCGGGGCTTTAAATTTAAGCACGACGGGAACGCTTGCTTCCGGAGCGCTCACCGTACAAAGCACGCTTCAATTAACAAGCGGATCCGTACAAGATACGAGCGGAGCGATTTCTTTTGGTAGCGATAATCTCACTACGACCGGAACGCTCACCGCCGCCTCCGGCTCAAAGCTTGGCGATATCACATTTACGAATGGCAAATTTTCGACGGCGTCGGCGGCTTTTGATTTCTCGAACAAAGACTTAACCAACATTGGCTCAATTAGCCTCAACGGTAATTTCTCCTCCCAGAAAGTGACCACGACTGAGCTTGATGTTGGCTCCATGATTTTATCGGGCTCTTTAATCAAAACAACCGCCGACGCCACACCTTTAAATCTTCAAGGCGGGACGGGCTCGGCAAGCTCCTCGGTCGTAGTGACAAGCCCTCTTTCCGCCGCAATGACTTTTTCTGTCTCTGGCGTATCGACGTTTACGGGCGCGGCAAACTTTAATTCGACCGTAAACATTAGCCCTAATTTTACGCTTAACTCGGTCTCGAATGCGGCAACACTTACAAGCGTTGGAAGCTTAGCGTTTTCGGCCCCGACGGGAATTATTTTTAATAACACGGTTTTACCCGGCACCGACGCGAGCTTGGATCTGGGCTCAACCGCGAAGCGCTTCAGAAATGCGTACTTTTCCGGAGGATTATCGGACGGCACGAACACGGTTTCGATGGCGTCACTTTTATCGCTTCGAGACATCAACACAAACGCTACGACCGGGATGTCGCTTTTTTATAACGGCACCGAGTGGATCCCGTCGATCCCCGATACGGAAATCGATCACCGCACGTTATCGGGCTTAAACGTTGGCGATTCCGGTCACCCTCAATTTGCTTTACTCGCTGGACGCACGGGGGGCCAACTCATATACGGAGGGACCGCTTCGGGCGAGAATTTAACTCTAGATTCAACCGCGAACGCGACAAAAGGATTTGTCCTCACGTCCAGCACTTTTGCGCCGACAAATGATTCGAGCGTTGATTTAGGTGTAACGACAAAGCAATTTAGAAACGTATATACTTCCGGTTTATTTTACGGGCTTCGTTTTGATCAATACGCAGGTGTCGCAAACTATCCCGCAAACGCTTCGGCAAAAATTGGCCGCGTAATTTGGGACACGTCCGCAAATCAACTTCTCGTTGATAACGGCACGAGTTGGTCAAAGGTCGGGAACCAAAAGTGGCTCTCCGATGTAAGCTTTGACGGTGTGACCGCATCCCAAAGTGTTAACGTTTCGGCTTCGATCTCTGATGCACGCACGGGTGTTTGGCAGCTTGCCGATAACACAAATAATTTTGAGCGCGTCCAGGCAAAGCTTACTTTTACCCAAAACACGGTTACCATTTCTTCAAGCCCTCCGCTTCCGAGCGGATCTTATCGTTTAGTTGGATTTAACTAAATAAACTACGCGGGTACGCCCGTTTAAAGAAGGATCTTTAAAACATGAAAGTCTACGGTCAACTCGAAGCCGCTTCGCTCGAAAACCTAAGCACCGACCCCACGCTCGCAGTTGGCGGTCGTATTTATTTTAATACGACGACGAACACCGCCGTCCTCGACGATGGTACAAATAAACGCGCTCTTCTTAGAAACGATGGCAAGGCCGTTTTTGGAACGGACGCAACGCCGGCAAATAACGTTCGGTTTCACCACGCAGGCGTAGGTCTTTTTCAGTTTGTTTTAGGTAACGACACGACTACCGAAAATTCGATGTCTTCGACGCTTGCGCAAGTGGGCTTTCGCTTAAGCAATTTGGCCGCGGCCCCCGCAACGGGAAATATTGGGCGCTTGTTTTTTAATACCGCAACCGGCGGCGTGCAGGTCGAAGCCGCTTCCGGGTTTTTGCAGTTTGCGACGTTAACGGGAACTGAGACGCTAACGAACAAGACGCTCACCGCCCCGGCGGTAGATATTTTGTCTTATACGGATCAAGCAACGACTCCGCCGACGCCAACTTCTGGAGTCACAAAAATTTATACGAAAGGCGGCTCGGCCTATAAGCTTGCAAGCGATGGCTTAGAGACGCTGATTGGTTCGGGCTCCGGCGGCGGAGCATTTAATTATCTTTCTAACGGAGATTTTGAATCGGGCATCTCGACCGTTCAACTTGCCCGCACCACGATTATCAACGGTCTCCCGGGCGGAACGGGCCCCACGGTCGGCGGAATTACTTCGCCATCGATTGCTTTATCGCTCGAGACGACCGCGCCGTTAAGAAACACGCGCTCACTTAGAATTACGGCCGCCTCGGCTTGGAACGGCGGGGACGGTGTGGCGATCGGTCCCGTGCTTACGATGCAACCGGCCGATCTCGCTAAAGTCCTTACCTATAAAGTGCGCTACCAAGTTGTAAGCGGACAAACCACTCTCCGCTACGGCGGAACCATCGGTGCACAGACTTTAGTGTTGGCGGTTTACGACGTAACCGCAGGCGGATGGGTTCCCTCTCCGGCGGGAGCTTTAGGCTTTACCACCGCAGGTACGGCAGATGTTTGCGCGGCTACGTTTCAAACATCAAATATTCCTGGCCAGCAATATCAACTATTTTTGTTTGCAACCAATGCAAGTACCGGCCCCGTAGCCGTTTTAATCGACGACGTTTCGCTCAGCCCACAAGCGGCAACTAACGGCGCCGCGGTAGGTGATTTAATTTCGGCCGGGGTAAACATTGTTTCCGCTACAACGACGGCACCAGGTAAGGGGACAACGGCAAACGATGTGCAAAGATGGCGGCGTGTTGGTGATCACTCGCACATTAAAGGCGAGCTAAAAATCACGACAGCTGGAACTGCTGGCTCAGGTGATTACCTTTGGCAATTGCCGCCCGGTCAAAGTTTTGATCCGAACAAAACGACTTATTTTACTACAGTTGTGGGTGCATATGCTTCGGCCGCTTTAGCAGCATCACTTGGATCTGCGCATGGAGAAGGTAATGGATATGCGGCTCAGGGCACCGTTATCCCTTATGATGCCACCCGTTTTCGCATTTATTTTATCACGATAAGCTCTGCGAATGGTTCTACAGGAAATACCGGAATGGTGTCTTCGACATACTTTCCTTTTTCTGGAGCGGAGTCGATTACTTACGACTTTATGGCGCCGATTGCCGGTTGGTCGTCAAACGTTCAACTCTCGAGCGACACCGATACGCGCGTTATCACCGGACGCATTAATTTTAATGCCGTTCAAAACGTCAGTGCGGGAACTAAATTTGCGTTCAATACGGTCGTTTATGACCAGGGTGGCGGCTTTAACCCTACAAACAATAACTATGTAGTGCCTGTAACGGGATTTTACGAATTGATCGTTGGCGGTAATACCTCTTCCGGAGGGACCTCGCCGTTCGTGTATAAAAACGGTGTGCAAGATTCGCCGTTTACGACGATTAATGCTTCTGGCTATGCAATCGGGATTGTCGAATTACAATGCGTCGTTGGCGACGTCTTAGATATTCGCGCCGATGCAACGGCAACGGTTCAAGCGAGCTGTCGGTGGACGATCAAGCGACTCTCCGGCCCCGCGGTCGTTGCCGCATCAGAAAGTGTAAACGCTCGTGCTTTCGGAATTGTTCAAAGTATCACGGGAACCCAAGCCGCTTTGGTTCCCGGAGTGATTCTTTACGACACCCACAACAGGCTTAGCTCAAGCGGGTACACGGTACCCATCTCGGGCAAATACCGCGTGGGCGGTTCGACGATCACCGCAAATACGACTTACTCCATCTCACAAAAGCTTGAGTTGGGTATTTTCAAAAACGGCACTCCGTATTCTTGCTTAAACCGCGTTTTCGGTAACGGTACGAACTCCGTCGCTTGGCAGGTAAGCGGATCGGATACGGTGCAATGTTTGGCGGGGGATGTGTTAGCACTTTACGCAAACTCGGATGTATCGACTTCTACTTACTCGCCCGTCCAAAATAATTATATGTACATGTATTTTGAGCGGGTCGGTAACTAATGCCCACGAAAGCGCGAGTGCCGAAGGAGCAAAAATACGGAACGCTTATCGTCGTAATTTTAATTCCGCTCGTAACTTTTATTGGCGGAACGATTACGACCGCGTGGACGTACCTCGATAAGGTTGCGACCAAATCTTTGCTTGATGAGCGCTTTCAAGAATCGCTAAAATATACGGATGCAAAGACGGCGCAAGTATATCAAAATGCTTTAGAGCACGACGATAAGAATAGAAACGATATGGTGCTTCGGACCGAGACTTTAGTTAACGAGCTAAAGCTTAGAAACGCCGTCGTCGATACGAAAATCGAAGCGCTTTTAAAAGCAACGAGCGAAATCAAAACATCAACCGAAAGGCGTAGATAATGGAAACCTCTCTCGCAATTGGCCCGGAAGGAAAACTTAAATTCGATATTGCGGACGGCAAGATTGAGATCTCAACCGAATATACGGGTAAAGATCTCTCCGCCGGAGCATTTATCGCAACCACTCCTGAGCAACTCGTTTCGGCTTTGGCCGAAATTATTCCCGGAGATTCTGGTTTAGAAAAAGGTGTTTTAGGCATGCTCCGCATGGGCCTTGAAGCCGCGATGTCTACGACGGATCCTAAAAAAGTAGCGGCCGCAATTGAGGCCGGACGGGATTTAAAAGCTTGAATTTCATGGGCCCCGTCGCCGCGGCGATCGACAAGATGATTGCAAAAAAAGTGGCCGCGCAAATTATCGCGGCCTTAGGCGTAGCTTCGATTCCGGTGCTCGGGCACGTTCTTGTGATTATCCTTACGAGTTGGGCAGATTTTGCGATCCTCTGGCTTTTGGGAAAAACGATCATCGGCGGGGCCCGGATTTTTGTGATCCAAAATGTCGATTGGGAAGTCAGCGATGTCGAAGCCGCAAAAACGCAGCTTCAAGAAATTCTCGATAACCCAGAAAAGTACACCGCCGAGCAAATGGCCCAGATAGAAAAAGATTTTGATCAGGCGGCGGATAAACTTATCCACATAACCAACGCGAAGATGCCCGTATGAAACACTGTTTTTTAGTCGCAAGTATTTGCCTCATTAGCTCGTGCAGTTACCAAATTCCAAATGTCCAGGTTTGCGCGGATAAAGGTGCGCTCGGCGCTCATTGTGCTTATACACGAAATGGCCCCTCGCAGAATATCCGTAAATTTGATTGGGATAGACAAAGAGTGGGGTGGTTTTGCATGGACGCGGCAAATTACGGCAAATACCAAAAGTTTGTTTCCGACGTTTGCGCAAACGATCAAAATTGTGTGGATGAAGCCGACGCGTTTGTCGCTAAAGTAAAGGGGCAAGATTAGATGATTACCTTATCCTACGGCTTTCAGCTTCCGCAAACGGGCGACAAGGGCTCGAGTTTATTTACGGGCCTCGAAGCAAACATCACGCAAATCAATAGCCATAATCACGACGGCGTAAACTCGGCGCCGATCTCCGCAATTGCGATTCAAAGCTCGGCCGGAATCGTTCCAAACACCGCTTGGGTTTCAAGCGGTGGAGCAAAGGGTGAGTTTCGCCAAATCGTGACGATGCCCGGTGGATTTTTGTACGATAAAAATACGATCTCTTTTCGGCTCAACGGCGATTACGTTTACCCGAAATTACAAAAGATCGCCGACACGGTTTTTTACGTTTATACGAATGACCCGACCGTGACCTATCAGGTCGTTTATGGCGGCTAGCACTAAACAGCCTTTTCCCGTTGAAAGCTTTAACGGCGGAATCACCGATAATTTATTCTCCGGCAAAATCAACTGCGGCCAGGAGATGAATAATTTCGTGATCCAACCGGACGGAAAATTATTCTCCCGCTCAGGGTCCGTCTTAGACGACGCGGTAAACTCCCCCGTCCCGCTCGGTGTGTCTCGCATCAACAACGTGATAAACTACGCTCGAAACGAGAATTATTTCGTTCAAAGCGGACGAAGCTTTTTTTACCGCCAAGGTTTAAATCAAGGTCCGTGGGCTACACTTTTAGGCCCCTCGGGAAATGAGGTCCTCGTACCGGGTCGGTTGAATGTCGCAACCTCCGAGTGGAACAAGCAAATGTTTATCGTGGCGGGCTTAGGCCAAAGCCCGATGAAGATCTATAAGGATAATTCCGCCAACTACCAGGTAAGAAACGTTGGGCTTCCGGTTTTTGCCTCAACACCTCTGATCACGCCAACGATTGCGTCAACTACGACGAGCTATATTTACGCCTTTATTTACGTCTACACGTATACGGTAAATCAGCAAACTTTCATCGAAGAGGGGCCGGCCGTATATGTCACCGTCGGTGCCGCCCACGAAGTAGCTGTCCTCGCCAACATCACAAACATCCCTGTTCTTACAAACGGTACGGGAGATAATTATGACACCGCAAACGTGCAGGTTCAGATATACCGGACAGTTCCGAATGGTACGAATTTATATTTGCTTGGCACCGTGCCGAACGGGACGACTTCGTACACGGATCAAACGCCGGATGCAAATTTAGAAACTCCCGCAACGGTCGCTTACGAAAATGAGCGCTTACAAACTCAACCTCAATTATATACAAACGACGGGACTTTAGATTATTACCCCGCTCCGGCGGCCAAGTTTATCCACATTACCGGAAACGTTGGTTTTTACGGCTACACACAAGATTCCTTTGGCGCTCACCCTTACCGCGTTCACCAAAGTGTCGTCGGAAACCCAGGGTTTGTTCCGCAAATTACGTACATTGAATTAGAAGACGAGGTGTGTGGGCTTGGTTCGGTTAAAGCTTTACCGATCGCCCTTTGTAAGCGAATTATTTACCGCTTAGATAACGTCTTTCAATCAAACGGGGCCGGGGGCCTTACGCCCACAAAGATCCATAACTCGGCCGGATGCATCTCGCACCAATCGGTCGTTGAGGCGGAGAATTATTTATTTTGGGCCGGTAACGATGGGTTTTACGCAACCGACGGTTACCAGGTAATAAAAGTTTCTGATCATTTGAATCCGACCTATAAGACGATGCTTTCGAGCTCGCGCGATTTAACGCGCATTCAAGGACGCTTTGACGAAGCGAATCGCCGCATTTACTGGAACGTGCAGCTTAATCCATCAAGCCTTGATCAAGACACGATCTTTTGTCTTGATCTCCGCTGGGGCGTAAACCCGGAGATGACGTTTACGACCTGGAGCGGGGATCAGTTTATTGCGAGCGCAATAGAGGTATACAATGCTAATTTATATCGTGGCGATAATTTTGGTTATTTGTACGTTCACGATAATATCGCTACC